GATCAGCGGTGGTGACAGTGCGGACCTGCGATGGATCGTCGTTGCGGACATTAAGCCGCACCTCAAGGTTGTTGACCAACTGGTACGACGTTTCTGGATCGCTAAGTGGGTCTACTCCAAACGGTATGCACTCGAGTCGTTGCTTAATGATTTCGTTGTGGAATGGCGTGGTGTTGAGAGCGATCTTTACTGTGGTATCGGCCTCTGGATAGCCGACGATGCCCAGCGTCGGAATGTGGCCTAGGATGGTTCGCCGAATCGCATTGGCGAACGAGACGTGAACGCCTGATAGGGTAAAGTGTTTGGTTCCCTTGATTGTTTTGAAAGGCGTCAGTTGCGGGCGCTGAACCCTTTGGACTGGCGCTGGAGCGGCGGTAGCAGGAGCGGGACCGGCAGCGGATTCGGGCGAGAGCGCCATGATGTGCTGTCTGTCGCCAAGAGAATGCGTCCAGGTCAATTTGACGACCTTGTGATTACAATTAGGAGAACCAATGTCTCGGGCAAACCCTATGTTTGGTGTGCTCTACTACGGGCGAACATGTCAACACTCACAACAATTGCTTCGACAGGTGGCAAAACAAGGTATCACGAACAAACTACGTTTTGTACCGGTGGATCAGCAGGTGCGCCGAGGTGATCAGCTGATGGCAGTGCTAGACAACGGAAGCCAGGTGTTGATCCCTCCGGGAGTTACCGCAGTACCAGCACTCTTGGACATCCGCGACAAGAACATCTATATGGGCCCCGAGGTGGGAAAGCGACTGGCGGCCGAAGCCGAACGAGCAGCCCGTGCTGCCACTGGCGCCGAGAAAGAGCCCATGGCCTACACCGACATCAGTGGTGGCACCAGCACCACCTTTAGTTATGTGGACGACGATCCAGAGGCACTATTGGCCAAGGGCACCGGACGCACCAATGCGCCGAGCCATTTTGCGGGGATCCACGATAACCCGACCATTCCGACTGCGCAAGAGGGGGACATGGGTGATAGCGGGAAGGTGACTTCGGCTGATTATGATGCCTATCTGGCGCAGCGAGATGCGGGAATCGATATGCCGTCGCAGCCGCCACAGGGTGCGGGTCCTCCGCCGCCCCAAAAGGTCTAGTGTAGGGATGTGGACCCTCCTTACAATTCCCCTATTATCGGGCCCTTTGTGCCGAAAGCGGGGGGTATGCGCATATTAATCCTCTTAGACAACCTTCCCCGAATACAAGATAATGGCGTCTCTTCTTGGAGCTTTCAACGCTCAGTTGGTCAAGTTTATCGAAGACATTTCAGGGGTGCTCAAGCCCGAGGATACAGCCGAGGCCATCCGCGGAGTCAAGGCGCTCAAGCTAACCCTCAAACTGACACCGGCCATCGCAGTCAAGATGTGGCAAGAGTATGCTCGGCGTTACGCCGATGACATTGAGACCGGCAACATCGAGGGTTTCATCAGCCGTGACTACAAGAACGACCTCAAGGACAAAGACGCCTCGTGGTTAGAGGCGTGCGAATGCATTCGGAAGTGCGCCAAGTATCTGTCGCCAATCAATCAGGACAAGACGATGAAGTATGTCCAGCTGTTGACAAAGTTGGCAAACATGTACCAAGCCGAGAAGGCGGCTACGCCAGCGGGTTCAAAATGGACTTAGGATACCGCAGATTCGGTTAGGTAATGTCGGACGAGGTAGATGCTACAGAACAGGTATCCACATCGCCAACAGCATTTGTAGCAGGAACAGAGACAGGGGCAGCAGCGACAGAAACAGAGGCAGGGGAGCATACGTTGATAGATCTAGTCAGAAACTTTGTAACTGACTTGCTCCCAACATTTCCCGAACTAACGGATTCACTCACACCGATTACAGAACTTACTGAAGAGCAGTTCATCACCGCCACAGCGCCTCACTATGCCAATTCCTTCTTTTACCTCTTGCAGAAGAACGACGTCGTCTTTTTGAAAGCGACCAAGTCTATTGAATTATTGCCTGGTGTTGACTTTCGGCAAGTGTGGAAGATTGCGGAGGGGTTGTCCGAGGGCACCCGTGATGCCATCTGGAAGCATCTTCAACTGGTCATGTTCAATCTCATCCCGAAGATTAGCGACAAGTCTCAGTTTGGCGACACCGCATCTCTCTTCGAAGCCATCACACCTGAACAGCTACAAGAACAACTTGAAGCGGCCTTTGCCGATCTGGACACAGGCGAAGATACTACGCCCGAGGACGCCGAGGCGGCGGCAACTCAGTTCACCGAGCACATATCGGGACTGATGGGTGGGAACCTAGGACGGCTGGCGACCGAGATTGCCGAAGAAGTCGGCAGTGAGCTGGGGCTCACTCGGAACGCCACCCAGAAGGAGGTGATGGAGTTGCTGCGAGATCCGATGCGAATGATCAAGTTGGTTAAGAAGATCGGCAACAAGCTCCAGGAGAAGATCGCTTCAGGTGAAGTGAAGGAAAGCGAACTCTTGGAAGAAGCTGCCGAAGTGGTCGGGAAGCTGAAGGAGGTCCCAGGTGCAGAGCGCCTTCGACAGATGTTTGGTGGGGCAGCAAGTTCCAAGGCATCACAGGCGGCCACAAAGGCGGCGCTGAACCAAAGGATTGGCAAAGCCAAAACCCGCGAACGGTTGCAGGCAAAGCTGGCGGCGAAGCGTGCCGAGATGGCAGAGGCCCAAGCTGCAAGAGGAGGGTATGAGGGTGATGTTGGGGGTACGGCGGGGGCTACTCTGGATCTTTCTGGGTCTGGTGTCGCCAGAGGAGGCGACGTCAATGAATGGATGCCAGAGCAGCCCCAGCCGCGAAGCACACCTCGGAAGAATGGTGGCAAGAAGGGAGCAGGAAGGAAAAAGCGGTGAGTAAGATAGCCAATGCAACCTCTAGCATTCATTCTAACGGCAGGTATCGCCGTGTGGCTGATTGTCTATCTCTTTATCACGGACGGATCAGCAATTTCGGCGACGATTATGGCGTGTGCGACGATGTTTGCGGTTCTGATGCTGAAGATTCGTGAGCGAGAGGGGATGGTACAACGGTTTGATCCGGTTCGCCAGTCGTCCATCACGCCCCGAAACGGGGAACCGGCCAACTTCGAGACGTCGGCCACCGAGGCAGGGACGCCGTTTAAGCCGCAGCCAAGCCAGGCGTATTCCAATCCGTTTACTCTGCCAAGTGGTTCGAATCCATTCATGAACGTGCTGCCACCGAACAAGGGCAAGTATGGTAACAATCCGCCGGCGGCCCCAGCCTTCAACCGCAAGGTGGAGAAGCGGATCAACGACGCAGTGATTCAGAATGTGGCGGGAATGGGGATGCTGAGCGATGACGAAACCACCAAGGACGACGCCACCCGTTCTCGGCTCTATGCCGATTTGGGAGGCGAGATCGATCTTGCCGATTCGCTCCGAACCTTTAACACGATGCCGTCCACCACGATGCCAAACGATCAGACTGGATTTGCCGAGTTTTGCTACAGCGATGTGGGGAATTGCACGCGGGGTGGCGAGCTCTTTTGCTTGCCAGTGCCCAAGGTGCAACCGGGAGAGGAGCCGGTGGAGCGCAAGGGCAAAGGGCCCTATGGCACTGGCGAATCATACAAGACTAGCGGACAGGATGTGCTGATTGATCCGCACTCGGGACGCGAGGCGCATGATGGATTGGCGTTTGCGACCACCCTGGCTCGGGCGGTGGCGGCGCATCATTGATCCCGTGCTAATTTCTCTTGCATTACCAATGGACTCCTTCCTTAACAACAACGCCCGACTCGGAGCGGACGGTTCGGTGATGAAGTTGGAGGACTATGCGAATATGCAGGCGGCCAACTACATGCTGACGCCTTTCAAGCAGGCAGTGTCGGGAGCAGCCAACGAGCTGTCGCTGAGCGAGTCGCAGGTGGTGCGTGGCTGGGGTGGCCACGGCGGTGATGTTGATGTGTGGTCGATGCTTTCTGTCGACAAGACGCAGGCCCGTGATGGGGACAAGCGGGCGCACCAGCCCCGATTGTTTGCCACCACCCCAGCGCTCAAGGCAGGTCGGTACAATGCAGACGCCGCTAGCAACCTGATGCATCCGCCGCACACCCGGATCTCGCGAGCTGGCGGCGACATCACTGAGGTACAGCCGCGAGAGATCGGTCTAATGACCGAGGCGGATTCGGCCCGGTTGGCGGGTCTGGGCAACGCAGTTGCAGTGCACGGGTCGTTTGGTCGTATCGGGGAGTCGACCCGAGGCTCGTACGAGTGATGCAAGAGGGGAGTGTGAAAGATTGAAGAAGTTGTTGTTGGGCTTTTTATGGTCCAACAACAGACACAATCAGATGTCCTACGGCGGAGTTGACAACCCCAACAGCGGCTGGGTGAGCGGCATTCAGCAGTTGCCCAGTGCGGCGCTTCGGTTTCCCAACGGCGGTGTCAATGGCTGGTACCAGCATCACTCACCAATCCCCCTCTCGCATAGTCTTGCGGAGCAAGAGCAGAATAGGCAACGATGTCTGGCTGTGTACGAGCAGCAGCAGCAGCGGCAGCAACAAGGTTATGTGGATGATGTGTCGGCGTGGAGCGCGATTAGCTCATTGCGATCGCATAGTGGGCACGCAGCGAGCGAGGCGATCCGGAAGCAGGGATTGGAGCGGCACGTGCCGGCGGTGATGCGACCGACGGTGCTGATGGAGCTGGCGGATGGCGAGGCGCAGCACGCTGCGGTACAGGCTGCGGCCATCGCTGGCAAACGTCCGTGGTGAGGCGCTCGTAGCATAGATCGGTTCAGGTTTGTTGCTGTTGTAAATTGCTACGGATTGATGCTGTTGTTGGTCAAAAACTAATCCACAACAAGGTTAGCACATCACAGAATGGCAATGCTTCAGGGCCGAAAAAAGGGCGATGTGGAGAACCTCTCCCAATACACCCAGCAAATGTGGCAATTTTCTTCATACATGCACGCCCGTCCTACCGATCTTGCGGTGGACGCCGCAGGCAGCCGTGGTGTAGGTCTTGGTACCAGTCGCCCATATTCGACCGCTGGTCTCTTGCCCGTCGATATCGAGTCCTCCCTTCGCAGCCTGGATGTTCCTCTAGGCAAGTACGGACACCAAGCCCAGACCGTGCTCAACACCCGAATGATCCCGGTTGAATCTGGACAGCGTGTTGATCTCGAACCGATGGCGGCCCGGCTCGAGTTTCCCGCCCGTGATGTCCGAAACCCGTTGGTTGATATGCCCCCTGGGCCGCCAGTGCGTGACGACATGCCCATCAACTCTACTTTGCATCAGGCTGGCGCTCCCTCGCGGAACTTCTTGCGTGACACCTTTGGCACGCTGTGATAGGGAAGCAGCCAACGGACATTGTGTAGCAAGAGAGTAGCAATGACCCTCGCCAACAAGATTCGTGCCATGGTCGTCTCGGCAAAGGCATTAGTTGCCGAGCCCGAAACCGTCGAGGTGCCTGATCATGTCAATGCTGCCGCTCCGCATGGCAATGGCTACGCCCACCACGGCGGCGGCCAAGCCGCGCCTGTTGTCCCTCACCCCCTGGAAGCCTTCAACGTTGCCACCCCCAACTATCCCGTCGCCACTCCTGCCACTCCCTACAACAGCCTCCACTACTACGACACAGACAAGGAGGCGACCGATAACTACTGGTCGGCTGTTCGCTACTCCAACCAAGCTCAGCAGCGCCCCGGCGTCTTCACATCGCTCACCGGACAACAGATGACCGCTAATGAACTGGAACACAACAACTTGCAGCCTTTCTTTGGAGCCAACATAACCCAATCTGTTCCAGACCAAGCGGTCGAGGCTCGGATGGACCACATGACCGGTGCCGGCAGCCAGCACATCCACCACCGCGGCAGCGCACCGCTCTTCAAGCCTGCACCCAACCACGGCACACCTTACGGAATGCAGTGCCATACCGATTTTTTGCAGTGCCGTCAGGTGCCGTCTCAACGAATCGCCAACGCCAAGCCGTTTGAGGAGCAGCGGGTGGCTCCAGGTCTAGGTCTCGGTACCAGCACGAACGAGGGAGCTGGCGGCTATAACGCTGGCGTTGGTGCTCGCGAGAGCTGGTTGCCTTACACTGTGGACCAGCTGCGGGCTCCCAACAAGCCCAAGGTGTCCTACGCTGGCCAAATCCTGGGTGGCAAATCGGGTTATGGTCTCCGTGCCGAGATTGGCGCACAGCACCAAAAGGGTCCGGATCGCACAATGGAACTGGGCGAGGGACTAATGCCGGTGGCGGGCAGCGCTTGGGGCGAGGCGGTGACATCCCGTGAAGAGTACGGTACCCCGCATTCGGACCGTGGCCTCGGGGCCTCCTTGCAACCCGGCCCAGCCGGCACATCAGTTCCTCTTGCAGAACGACGGGACCAGACGCCTAACCCCGTGCATCGGGTAGGAGCAGTCGATATGGGCAACCGGGTGCAAGGCCCAGCTCAGCAATACGGAGCCCCAGGTTATGTGCAGCGCTATGACGACAAGGCATTGCCAACGGGACGTGGGAGCGGTCTAGGTAGCAGTTTCTACGGTGCGGCATTGGGTCTGGCACGGGAGGTCATCCTGCCGGTACTCGGCACCTTCAAGCTCCAGAAGAAGGAGAGCGCCACCGTTGCATCGCAGCTTATTGCACCATCAGGACACGAAGGAATATATCAGCGCTTCGGCGACAAACCCAAGGCCACGCTGCGTGAGACGACGCTGACCAGCGAGGTCGGACCCGCTTCGGGCACGGTGCTGGGTGCAATGGGTTGGGGGATAGAGAGCGACTACGGTGCTCCCCGCAAGCAAGATGTGTCAACTCCTCCGCTAATTGGTGCTGGAAGCCACCAAAGCATGATGTCCCGTGAGGCCACGCAGAACGCCTACGTCCCGAGCCATCGTTCGGATCTCCATGTCTCTTACACCACAAGCGGTGGGTTGGCAATGTCAAACGACAACCAGGGTGAGACCCGACTGCGCAACACCCCAAAAGTTCAAAACTATCTGGGTGGAATGGCACCGGTCATTGCGTCGGGAGCCGACACCCGGCAGGTAGGTCAACTCACGCACACCAAGTCAACCTATGGGGGATCAGGTGCGGATGCCAACAGCTACGGCGAGATCCTTAGCCAGCTGAATTCGAATCCGTACATCCCAGGGGGCAACTAAGTTAGTTGCAAGAGCAGATGAATTAAAAGCCAACTTCTTCGATGTTGGTATGGAATGAAAACACAGCCAAGGCTCTGTTGTCAATGGGAAAGTTGTTTCCGCATCTTATGTTCGTGGGTCGACACGAACATACGCTTACCGCAGCCCTCCGTGAATTCATGGCACGCATTGGACGATCCATGTCGGATGGAGATGTTATGGTGCAAGAGTGTGAAGCCAATGGTGGGATCGCCACGGTTCGCGATGTTCTTCGGCCATTCACCCGTGGACCCCGACACCCCCGTCCCGCTCTTGTCATATTGTATCGTTTTGATCGACTGAGTCCCGACGCTCAGTTTGCCTTGCGGCGAACAATGGAGATTGATCAAGACAAGTGTCGTTGTCTGGCAATGTCCACTTCTACTTCTTCGATCATTCAGCCACTTCACTCTCGCTTTGTTTCAATCAGTTGTGATCCGCAAGAGGATAATGTGAAGTTGTTTTCAATAAAACACCTGGATTATTCTGGAATGCAAGAGAAGTTGAGTGTGGAAGAGTTGAGGAATCTAGGGCCCGGTCAGGCGACGGCCTGGGTTCGGCAGCGGGGGATTTCGGTGGTTGCAGTTTTAGAATGGTTGGAACAAGAGGCTGAGGCAAAGAGAGTGGGGTGGCGTTCGGTGGTGGCTGCGATAATTGCGGCAAACAAGGTCCATGACGAATCTGTGGGGTTGCTGATGATTGGATATATGCTTCGACGAGATCGTGCGGTCATGTCGTGAGTTGAGCGATGTCTTGTGGATCTAGGGATCCATGTCCTTTGAGCAGATTCTTGACGGGAATGGCAGCGGTGTCATCGGCAACGATTTGCTGAGCGATTTCCGGCACGCTCAGGATGAGTTTACGATGCAACTGATTGACGCAATCGCACCTCCCATCTTGCAGGGTGTGAATTCGATTGTGGACGAGGCAGAGAGACTATGCAAGGAAAAGGGCGAACCCGAGATGTACCTGAAAACGTTCCAAAACATGCTGGCTCGTATACCCGGGTGGAATGCGGCGCTGATATCTCGAGAGGTAGACCGAATTACCGAGGCGGCACAGATTGGTTATTTGCCTGATCTGGTGACGGCAGTTCACATTATTCATCTACGAATCCTGTCGTCGGTGCGGGTGGGACACAAGCCGAAGCGGATCGAGATTGATCCACCGGATTTTGATCACTTTGTCCACCGGGTCTACTGTGAGACGGCCCGCAAAATGTGGACTTATGCGTATTTGTTTCAGCGTGATCTGTCGGATTTGGACCACCAGCGAAACATGCACGAGTGCGAGAAGATTGTGCGGGAATGTGTGTTAACGGCGGTGCGTGCGTCGTTGCCAGTGGAGACGATTCTGCGTGCCTACATCGATGAGGCCGAGGAGATCCGTTTAGCGGCATTGGAGGAAGCCAAAGCGGAGGAAGCCAAAGTGATTCTGACCGAGACGGATGACGACGACGCAGTTGACAAGAGGGGTGGTGAGAGTAAGAAGGCTGATTCGGACATCGAATCGGAGGTTAAGCTGATCAAGGCGACGGGGCTGCCCGAGTTGAGTCCGGCTGTGGAAGACGACGATGATGATGACGATGAATTAGAGTCGTGTGCGAGTGCGGGAACAACCAGAGGGGCAAGTTCCAATGACGTCATCAATGACGTAACGAACCGGGCGGGAGTTAAGTCGTTCTCGGTCGGCTTTGCCGATAAAAACGAGGTGCTCGACATGGGCACCAACCGCCGCAACGAAATAAATATGCACCCAGTGCCTCCCTCGCCAATCCCACCCGCCGGTCCGCCACTCGAACTCGTATTCACCAAGGACTTGTTGTCAACTCACCCCCAGCAGTCATCAACTCGGCTCATCGCTCCCAAGCCATCACCATCCCCCCCCGCTCCAACAACCCGACCACCACCCCCTCCCCCCCCTCTTACATCCAGCGGTCTGCAAGACGTCACTTCTAACCTCGGCGAAATGAGCGGCGCTAACCGTCCCACCCTCCATATCGACACTTCGACATTCTGAGTTAACTCACGTTACCCTATTCCCCTCCAGAGTTAACACGTTACACATCACCACAATCGTGTCGTCCTCTATGTTAGCCCAATTTGATGGAAGACCTCTTGGTTTTCGGCCTAGTGTCTGGACTTCTGTTTGTTGCCCTCGTTTTGCTAGGCAAGAGATTGACCAATAACTCGAAAAAGAAACCCCGAATAGCGCTCATCGCCATTCAGGGTCGTCAACTCTTGGGGGCTGGAATCGTCGCTGGAATCGCCAGCATCGCCGCCCACCTCTTGCTCAAGACGCAAGCACGCCCCACCGCCACCATATTTGTTTAGGAACCACCCTTCTAAACTTGCTCTTTCACGTAGTATTGGGGCTGAACGGCATCCAAATCCATCATCGTGTCAATATTACCCAACAGCTTCTTGGCCTTCTTCGGATGCAAACGAAAACTGCTGAACCAACCGTCCTCTAACACATCCGCCGGAACATGCCGTGTTACCTTCCGCGCAATCATCCTGTATAACTTGAAGCCTGGATATCGCTCCTCGCCCGTCCTTTTGTAGAGCATGTTCCGCCCCGAATCGTCTTGGCACCACCGAGCAATCATCGCAGCAACACCCGACGCGGGTGTGTCGTCGGAATCGTCGCCGTAATCGCCTTCAGCATCAAAATAGTCATAGAGCCCGCAAGCCAACCGACAGAGATCGAAAGAGGGGTGAGGTGAGCAGGGCGGTTGGGACGGATCGTACAATCGGTCCCAGTTGTACTGATTTGCCGCATCATTGTCAGTGTCGAAGCAATCGTTGAGAAAGGTGAGGCCACCGAAGCGATAGGTAGCCCGGCCAAAATCAATGATCTTGAAGATGCGACCGTAGGTGGGAACCTTGTAGACCATTCCTCGGTGACGATAGACCAAATGCTGTATCCGTGTAGGAGTTGACATGATGTTGCCAGCGTGCAGGTCGTTGTGAACGAAATCGTAGGCTGTGTTGTAAGCGTGCAGAGCGGCAACGATCTGGAACAGACACGAACGCCACTCGGCTTCTTCAAAAAACACATCGGGATCATCGATCAGATCTTCCAGAGTACGATCCATCCGTTCCTGAACGATCGCAGCCACAGCAATTTGGGGAATGGTACACCACACGGGATGTTCCTCGACGGCACTGCCTACTTCCGAATCACTCTCTGTGCCAGATCCTTCAGAACCACCTTCAACGCCACTGCCCAAGCTGTCACTGACTTCATCATCAGAATCGGAATTACTGCTGCTAACCGATCCACTCTTCTTCCCCTTACCCCCTCTAGAATATTTCTTCTTCCGTAGCCGAAGGCTGCGGAGATGTGCCAACTCTCCAGGGTCGGTCACACTGGTCCGGTTGCTGTCGCCGTTTTCATCATTGTCTTCTTCCAGTGTGGTTTGCTTTAGTTGTTCGACAGCGTCGTACGACGGAAATTCGTACGGTTCAAGTTCTTCTGCAAGAGGAAGTGGGTGGGTTGTGGTGGGCTGGGAAGCGGCGGTTGGGGGGGCTTCAAGCTCTTCAATGTCAAAAAGGGATGAGTTAAGGGTCACAAGCTGAGTTGACAACGACTGAATGGAGAGGGGTGTTTTGGATCCCGATATTGCATCATCTTGCCCACCGTGCTCTTGTCGAAGCTGCTCTTGCATAGCGAGGAAGGCGTCCTTCATCGGTTCGGCGTCCATGGTGAATCGGTCATCGAGGCCACCCAGGAAACTTTCGGATTCCCACAGTTCGTCTAGGTCGTTAGCGATATCGATTTGATGATTATGGCGGATGCCAGTGAATAGTCCGTAGTATTCAAGGGCATTGATGAATTGATGATTGTTGCGAAGGCGGCTGCTGAGGTAAACGAAGAAGGCATCGGTGTATGCTCGGTTATGAATACTGTTGGCACGGGTGTTGGCAAGTTCGGGGGGGACGGGATGAGTTGAGACCGGCAACACCAAGGCCTGTTCTGCGGTGTCGTTGCCGTTAACTAGATAGTCCAGCGCATCGACCAATGGACAGAACTTGACGTGGACCGGTACGGTGGTTGTCGCCGATCCATCGTGTTCTTCGCTGACATCGACCTCGGCAGTGTCGTCTGGGGCGAAGCGGATGATGTGCTGTGCAGGGGCGATGGTGATAGTGTTTCGATTGTCATTGTCGAGGTTGAAGAAGCGTTCGTGATGTGGGGCGTACAGCTGACAATGGGTAACGTCATAGTACTGTTCGGCTGTTCCGAAGAGGTTGTCCCTCCAGGTATCGAACAGCTGCATTGGGGCAAACTCGAGCATGGGATGCTGTTGATGGGGGTGGACAAATGAGCTAGGGTTAGCGACCGCATTCTAAGGGTTGCGCTCATCGACATCAATTAGAAAACTAAAATGATAACAGATGTCGATCGAACTGAAACAGTTTGATATGCGGTGGATCAACTTCTTGCCAAATGAAAACAAGGGTCCAGTTATTGTTTTAATCGGTCGTCGGGACACCGGCAAGTCGTTCTTGGTAAAGGACCTTCTCTTCCATCATCAGGACATCCCAGTGGGGACGGTCATCTCGGGAACGGAAGCGGGAAATCATTTTTACGAAAACATGGTACCGCCTCGGTTCATCCACGACGAGTATGACGTCACGATCATCCAGCAACTGATGCTTCGCCAGCGTCAGGTGCTGGAGCAAATGCGAGACGAACAAAAGGCAACCGGCCGTGAATCTAACTTTGATCCACGCGCTTTTCTCATTATGGATGATTGCTTGTACGATGATTCGTGGGCTCGTGATAAGTTGGTGCGTATGATGTTCATGAACGGCCGTCATTGGAAGCTGATGGTGGTCATCACCATGCAGTACCCACTGGGTATTCCACCCAATCTGCGGACCAACGTCGATTACGTGTTCATCCTTCGTGAAACCTACATGAGCAATAAGAAACGGATATACGAAAATTATGCTGGTATGTTTCCAACGTTCGACTCATTCGTCCAAGTGATGGAGCAATGCACCGAAAACTACGAATGTCTGGTGATCAACAACAATGTCAAGTCGAATAAGCTGACCGACCAGGTGTTTTGGTACAAGGCCGAGCCACACGCTGACTACCGAATGGGTAGCCGAGACTATTGGCAAGTGGGAAGTCTACCCGAGTGCGATAAGGACGAGGACCTTAGCGAAATCGGAGGTCGAACCGCATCAAAGCCAAAAATCACGGTGCGAAAATCTACTTGGTAGGGGATGACTTAGCTGCGCCTTGCTTCTCCTTGCCCCCACAACCCCCCTTCAAGACCAATTACATTCATGTTCACTCTCAGACGATTTCGGGCTTGTCGCCCTTGTCATCAGCAGCAATCCCGGCATCCGCCGCCAACAGGTCTGCCACGTCCACCCGCCCAATGCCATTTATCGGCGCTCCCTCTATTGCCCGTCCGTCCTCTCCCGTCAGCTCGCCTTTGAGCCCCGAGTAGGTATGAATGATATCTTCCTGGAACATCGTGTTGGCGCCCACTAGCTGCCCGTCTTCCTCTAGGCGCTGCGTCAGTTTGTTGCCCGTTGCCTCGGCCTTTTGCATGTTCGCTTCGATCGCCTTCTGCTTGGCCATCGCCACACGCTGCTCAAAGTGATCCTTTGCCTCCTCTTCGTTCTTAAGCTTCTCGTGCATCAGTGTGTTGAGCTCCTGCTCAAGGTGCTCCACCTTGCCCGTCTTGTAGGCATCGGGATGATACGGCATCCACTTGCCCACCTCACCCACGTAGACACTGTGGTGCGGGTCGCGCTTCCGAATCCATTCGGCACGCTTCTGCGCTTCCTCCAAGGACTCAAAAGACCCCCGCACCTTTAACCCCCGAACCGAGGTCTGAAAGTTGTGCGCCTTGCTGAAATCCTGATGAAGCTTGTCCTCATTCTGCTCCACAAAAGTCTTGTAATGGCCCGCACACGAAGCACCCTCCAGTTTCTCCTTCTCTTGCTCACGGAACTCGGCCAGATCGGTCACCAGTTCATTGAAAGCCAAGTCGTACTTGTACGAAAGGTACTGGACGAACCGAATGTAGATGTCGGCGGTACGTTCCCACTCGTACTGGTCGATGAACTTTTCAAACTTGAACATGTCAAATTCCTTGATGATCTTCTCGGGGGAAACGAACGAAAGACAACAGAACTTTTGCCCTGGAATGACCTTGTCTTCGTCGAGGAGATCGACGTGGACGGGTTCAGGGGCGCTCTTGCCATCATTCGGGATATCCATTCGTAAGTGTGAAAGCGACTAGACTTCTAAGTCCCTAACGCATTGTAGGGGGCTATCGGGGACTCCGTCCCCAGAACCCATCCCAGCCGCCCCCCTACGACCCCCCGCCCCCCTACGACCCCCCGCTTCCTCTTGCCTCTCGAGTCACGACAACTTTTTTTCTGTACATGTACCAAGATGATCACGATCGGAGAAGTTCTGAGCCGCGCTGCCAAGTACCTCGTTGAGGGTATTGTTGTTGCGATCGCTGCGTTCGTGATCCCAGCCAAGTCGATGCGCATCGACGAGGTCGCTCTAATTGCGCTGACAGCTGCTGCCACCTTCGCCGTGCTCGACGTCTACTCACCGGGAGGCTACGGTGAGGCTGCCCGTACAGCCGCAGGATTCGGCATCGGTGCCAACCTGGTTGGCTTCCCGCGGTCCGCTTGAGGGGACTTGCAGTCCCCTTCAAAACCCCTGGCTGGTTAATCCCCTGGCTAGTTGAATCCCTCTCAACCCCACGCCAGTTAACCCCTTCCCTTAGACCCAAGCGCATAATTCTAGGCGCTAGGCATTTACTCTAGGGTGTCGGCACAAATGCCCACCCCAAATCCTTGCATATCTTCCTCCATACCACGTCTTGCTCTGCCGTCCGTGCTGGATCCTTAAGCATGATGATGTCTTTGAGGTACTTTCGTTCCCCAAGGAGTTCAAACAGCTTATACAGCACATAGCAATAGTGCAAAAAGTTGACCCGATCTTCCGGGCAATGGACCGCATAACGCTTCTCTACGATGCTGAAGAGGCTAAAGAGTTGTTGCTCTAGGCTCGGGGGGACCACTGGGGGCGACACTCCCAACTTGTTCCAGATGAAAGCAATGTGTTCGTAATGGCCATTGAATCCGAGTTTCTTAAGCAATTCCTTTCTCTCTATGACGCTCAGATCGCCGGCCCTACGCCGTTCCTTCTTTAGTTGGGCCCGAATCCGCGCATAAACCTCATCCGAAATGTTGGTCGACTCTTTGCCTTGGAATTGCGCCACAATCTCACGAAAGTGGTTGATGCGTTGGTATGAGTAAAAGGTGACTTCCTTGGGTGGCTCCTTATAAGTGAGCCGATCATTTTCAGACATGAAGGGCTTGGAGAGTCCACAGGCTCGGCAGGTGCGCATTCCTTCGGCTTCGATCGGCACCATTTCGCCACCACATTGGCACCGAAATTCACGACTGACCGTCATCTCGGCCATCACATCCTCAACTTCAGTGGCGGCACGATATCTTTCTGCGGCGCCCTCGTTCTGAACCGCACCGTGTCTACGCCCGAAGAAGAACGCATCGATCTTGGCCGAATTCTCAGGAGTTGGCTCTGTGCTCTCCTTTTGGCGTTGTTCGAAGTACTCGAACAATTCACGAGAGTTTTCGAGGTAATATTCTTGGCGAGCTTTACGGGCATTGCGGATGTGTCGTTCTAGCTGAGCGATCTGCCTGAGCACCGAGGCGGCGTCGTGTGTGGGGACGGTACAAACGGCGGCGTTTGTGGTTGGAGCCTCAATAGACGCCTTTAGCTGCTCAAGTTCGTTATCCCATTTGTCTAGGTTCTGTTCGTCCTGTTCGATCATTGCGATCCTGTCTTGGTGTTTCCGATCGAGAGTACGACGGCTCGGTTTGGGCTGTGGAATGGTGCGAGTTGATCGTTGCCTCCACATAAGGGAGGTCTGCGCAATTCCCTTAGATTAGTTTTGGACGATTTGGCTCAATTTTTTTTCTGCACAAGAGTTAAGCGATGGGAGGAGGATTGATGCAGCTCGTGGCCTACGGTCCGCAGGACGTCTACCTCACGGGTAACCCCGAGATCACGTTTTGGAAGGTCACGTACCGGCGCCACACGAACTTTGCCGTGGAGTCGATCGAGCAGACGTTCAATGGCCAGGCCGACTTCGGTCGCCGTGTCCAGTGCGTCATCTCGCGCAACGGTGACCTCGCATACCGGGCGTACCTCCAGGTGACGCTCCCGATGGTTGATTGCTCCATCTCGGGTACGCTCTCGGGCGGCTCCACTGGTACTGACAGCGACGATCTTGCGACGGCACGCTGGCTCAACTATCCTGGTGAGCAGCTGATCTCGCAGGTCGAGGTTGAGATTGGTGGCCAGCGCATTGATCGCCAGTACGGTGACTCGATGCACATCTGGAACCAGCTGACGCTCTCGGATGCTAAGCGCCGTGGCTACGACAAGATGGTGGGTCAGACCACCCAGCTGACCTTCCTGGCCAACGG